CAGCTTGAGTGTATCGAAGCTCAATGTCTTTTGTGACATTCCCAATGATCATTACTTTGTTAAGACTTTTAGCCATTTTGGCCTTTCTCTGGTGCGCCGAGCACATCAGCAAATAATGTATAAAGTGTGTGAAAATGCTTGTCAATCTTGCCGTACTTTTTTAAACAAAGTCTGTAAAGAGTTTCTTTTTTAGTTTTTTCAATGATCTGCTCTCGCATATCATTTTGCAAGGCACGCAAAAGCCTGCGACTTTTTTGGTTCCTGCTTGCCAGGTCCCGCATCTTGTCACGATTCTGGTGTATTTGGTCATACACCTCAAGGTATTGTTCTAACATTTCAAATAGCTGCATTGATTCCTCTTACTCTAAACACCCTGTATTTTCCTTCTGGTGTCCAGACAATAATTTTATCGTACTTTTTTAATATAACCTTTTCAACCTTGGCCATTTGGACCTTTGCTTTTATAGATAGCAGGTTTGTTACTTCTCTCTTATCAATAATAGTTCGGGTTCGCTCATTCTCAATCCACCCCTTAACTTTGTTTTCACTTGTCTCAAACAGATCAAGTTGTAGGTATTCTCCTGGTTGAGCCTCCCAACTAATAAGGTCAAGATCGAACTTATCAAGTAGGTAGATCACCCCTTAATCATAGAAAAGTGTTTGAAGTTTGTCAAGACTACAACAAAGTTAAAGCTATTGACATCAGTTCTTAAAAATTATTTCATAGGTGTATGGCAAATATCTCAGACACAATCAAACAAGGCATAGCAAATACTGGTGGCAGAATACTGACCACTATTTCAAATGTGAATCCTACTGTTGGTGGAAAAGTTGCTAAAGTTACAGACCAAGTTGGTCAGTTCTTAAAAAATCCATTACCTCAAGCTCAAGCTTATGGTGAGGGTGGCGCAACTGCCGCTGCTGAAAGTGCTGGTGGTTATGCTCAGGCTGCTAAAGCTACAACTCCAGAAGAGAAAGCTAAGGTTGAGGCAGCTGCTCAACAGCGTGCTGGTTTTGCTTCTGCTGCTGCTCAAGATATGCCTGGTCAAAAGGAAGTGATTGGTCAATACAATGTTGATCCAAACAACTTAGATGCTCTCATTAATGTTAATGGCACCATGAAAACTGGTCGTACCATCTTGGCCGAAACTGGTGGGACTGGTACCTATACTAGCGGTGGTGACAATGGTGGCGACAAGATGACTGGCGATGATGTTCGCAACATTGCTCGTGATTCTGGGGCTTCTGATTTCTTAACTGACAAAGATCTTCAAGATCTAATGACTCGTTACGGCGACAAGTCTAGGGGTAGTGCTGGTGACTTGGCTGCTGAGATTGAGCGTGTTGCTACCGAAAATGCTGATCGTGAATACAATACTGTCAAACAAGCTCTTGGCGTACAGCGTGAAGAGGTTGGCAGAGTTGGTGAAACTCAGCGTGGTCGTGTGGCCAAAGAAAAAGAGATGGGTTTGTCAGAACTTACAGATAAAGAAGAAACCGAAACCAAAAAGATTGAAAAAGAAAAAGAAGGGTTTTTAGGTGAAGTCGCTGATACTACTGAAACTCTGGCCCGCAACTGGCGTGACATGAGTTTGAATGTTCAGCGCATTGCTCGTGCTCGTGGTACTCAAGATAGTTCGTTCAGCGCTGCTCAAGAGGGCGATGTGATGATGGACTTTAACCGAGGCTTAAGAACCCTGTCCAAACAATCTGTCTCTGCTGTTGCAGATTTTGGCGAAGCTGTTATTGAAACAAACAAATTCTATACTAGAGAAAAGGCTAACTTAGAAGAGCAGGCTAGACAACAGATGGAAGACATTGATACCTGGACCAGACAAGAAGTGCAAAAGCTTCAAGCTCAAGAGAATCAATCTTTAACTAAAAAACTAAACGACATCAGATCTGCTATTTCTCAAGGCAACCAATTAAAGATTCAAACTGAGCAATCAATTAATGAAAAGCAATTTGCTCTTGATTCTTGGATGCTCCAAACCCAAGTGCAATATAAAAACGCTGTCTCTTTGGCTGCTCAAGGCAAGTCTCAAAACGCTGCCGACACCATTGCTAAGTATCGTGATCTTGCTAAAGAATCCTACGATCTTGTCACTAAAGGTGGCTATCAACCAGAGGTGGTTAAAGATGCTAATGGCAACACTCAATATGTTATTCACGGCAAACTTCCAAATGGTGAGGATGACTACATCCAAATGACAGTTGGTGGCTTTGATACCTTAACTCAAAATGTTTATGGTAACTTGGGTGGTGGCGACAAAGATCCTGTCACTGGCTTACCAGTCGCAAGACCTTACGATGCTACCAAACTAAATGAAGCAAGAGGTGCCGCTGGTTTAACTCCAGTTGGTGCAAGTACCCCACAATCAGAAGAATCTGGTGGCTTACTTTCTACGCTTAAAGGCATGTTTAATTAGCTTTCCATTGACTTGTGTGGCCAAAAATTATTCAATGTTTTTATGGCATTGTTAAATTCAATTAAATCATTCTTTAGAAAAAAGAAAGACGAAGAAGAAATTGGCGCACCAGTTCCAGCGCCAGCTCCCACTCCGATCAACATTCCACAACCTAAACAGGTTGATCTTACCAATACAATTAAGCAAGGTGTTGATAGCGCCAGCCAAGCATGGCAGAAGTTTTGGCAACCAAGCCCAGATGGTGTGAGGACCAGGGATTTCTTGCGTGAGTTACCAAGTGCAACGGCCAAGGTTGGTGACACTGTTCTTGACTGGACAGTTAGACCAATCATCACTAGGCCCGTTGGAAAAACTATCACAAGTTTAGCTGAGAACGCTGGGCTTGCTCCAATTGCTGGACCAAATAAGGGAAAAGTAATTACACAATTAGATACCAACAATAGAGCTGGCCGACTAATCTTTGGCAAAGATCCTGTTAAAAGCTATCAGCAAGAAACCAGAGATGTTATTGATTGGGAGAAAAAGATTGGTATACCAGAAAGAATTGCTACACCAACAGGTGTGTTCTTGGGTATGGCTAATGTTGCCCTAGACTTACCAAGTGGCAGCGCTGCAAAGAAGATTGTTAAAGAAGGCGCAGAAAAGATAGCCAAAGAAGGTGGAATAGATCTTGCAAAGAAAGTTGCTATTGAAACTGGCGAAGATTTAGCAAGCTTCTTAAAGGATGGACTCAATGTACCAAGTCTTAACTTAACAAGTGGTGCAAGACAGGGTGCCAGGTTACCTTGGGAAGAAGTGAAGACTGCCTTAAAAGATCTTGGCTTATCAAAGAAATTAGAGAAAGATTTAAATGCTGGCAAAGTAATTGAGGGCACGAACTTTGTGTTGCAAAAGAATGGCGATATTTTGATTGCTAACATTGATAGTAGTTTTGAAACAATCAAGAAAGCAGTGGAGCCAGTGGTTGAGCCAGTCACTCAGAAACTAAAGGGCGTTAAGCTATCGGTTCCAAAGATTGTTGAAGAGGTTCCCAAAGTAGTTGAGCCACGCTTTGTTGATTCAAAGCTATTTGCTAAAAGCCTAGACAATGCTAAGGCTGGCAAGCGTAAGGCTTTGTCTGATATTAAAATGCCAGAGTATTGGAACGAAGCCGATATTGATAGAACGCAAGTTGATATGGTGAAGGCAGCGGTTGAGGCAGGGGATAGAATCAATCCAATCGTACTTGACGAGGCTGGCAATGTTTTAGACGGCGCTCATAGGCTCCAAGCTTTGACTGAGCTAGGTGTTAAAGATGTTGATACAGTTGTGCAAAAGGTTGTGGAAAAACCCCAACCATTTCTCGATGTAGTGGCTAGTAAAGCAAAAGAGTTTGGCAATGAGGATATTCTAAAGAACGCACAGGTCCAAGCAGAGAACGCAACTAAAGTAATTGAGGATTTTAAACAACCACTTCAAGAGAAGGGCGTGCTTGAGTCAGTGAGTGCTAACATCGGTGATGCTTTAAACAAGGTCCCAGCTTACAGGGCTATTGCTGATCCAGTTCAAGATTTCTTCCATAGCTTAGGTAAGTACCGCTTCGGTGATCAGGCGCTAGACATTGATGCCAAGGCAATCGAGAGAGCAAAGATTGGTTTTGTTGAAAGATCCAAGCGCATTTACTCAGATGCTCTGGTAGAGGCACAAGAGATTTTAGGTCGTGAGATTAATCAAGAAGAAGCAGGGGCACTACTTCGCAGTAACTATGCGGGTGAGCTAGCCAATGCAGTAGAGGGTGTAACCTCACAACCACTTGGCAAAGACATTGCGGCCAATGCAACACAACTCGAGCAAGTATTTAAAAGTGTGCACAGTGAGATTGCAAGCTATGTTTTGATGCATGAGAAAGAACTAGAGAGTTTACTTGAGGCTGGTAAGATTTCTCCAGAGCAAGCAGCCAAGCTTCGTCTTGTACAACCAGAGAAGTTTGCAGAGAACCTAAACAAATATGTCAGAACTTTTTATAACAAAGATGCTACTGACTTCACAACTGCGGCGCTCAATCCATTTGCGATTGAGGAAACCAGAATCAATTTTTCCACAGCTAAAAAGAAACTATCTGATTATGAATGGGGTAACGGCTACTTAATGGCGCTACAAAACGGGCACCCAGAGGAAGTAACAAGAAGGTTGGCGGCACCAGCTGACGACATTGTTAAGAAAGCTTTAGGTGGTGATGATGCTGCGATTGCTGATTTAGGTAGACAAGTTAAAGAGATGCGTGGCCTCGTCACTCAAGGTGATGCGGTAGTTGAGCGCACTGTTTACAATCTGCTTAACTCATACAAAGATCTTAAGCTTGAGAGTGTTGTGGCTGATAGACCAGATCTTTTTAGCACTGTCTTAAAGGATGGCTTTGCTGCCGTTCCAAACGACAAAGGTTATGGACCACTCGCAGGCAAGTATGTGCGTGAGGATGTGGCCAAAGAATTATTTGCAGACAAAGAACAGATCCAAAATACAACTGACACAATCAGTAATGCAATCAATGCTTACGGCTCGGCTTGGAAGTTTGCCAAAACAATTCTTAACCCAAGCACTTGGGGTATTAACTTTATGACTGGTATGACAACGATGCAAACTTTGGCTGGCAATTCACCATTCAGTCCAGCCAACTGGAAATACTTTACTAAAGCCTCTGAGCTCTTTGATCAATTACCAAAAGGAAATGTCACAAGCGACACACTAAAACAATTCGTTGATTTGGGTGGCTCACAATCTGGCTTTGTTGATATAGAGATTCTTAACTCTGCTAAAGAGTTGTACGCCGACATGAACCCAAAGGTTTTTGGCAAGAAGTTTGCTGAAACTTTAAGCAAGTTTGCCGACAAACCAGAGAAGCTTGGACAATTCTATTCATACATTGATGGCTATAATAAATATGCGACCTTCTTAAATAAGATTGATCATGGCTACGATGTGGTGGATGCTATGAAGTTTGCGGATAAATACCATCTCAACTATGCGGTCCTACCTAAATGGGTGAGGACTCTCAAGCAATCTGCATGGGGTAATGCTCTCGTGCCATTTGTGTCATTTACGGCTCAGTTTCCAAAGATGATTATAGAGACTGCTGTTAGTAAACCTTGGCGCTTTGCACCGCTCTACCTAGTTCCTATGGCCTACAATCTTGCTTGGAAGGCTAGCAACCCAGCACTCGCCGAGCAATCAGAGATGCAAAAGCCAGACTATGCTCGCAATAATCCATTTGTAATTACACTAGGCTATGACGAAACTAAGAAAGAGTTTGACTACTTTGACATGGGTAGACTCTATGCATTGCCTGGCGACATGGAGCCAGAGAGCATTGCTCGTTTCTTCTTAGGTCCATTTAGTAATGTGGGTGGTCCACTTAGTAGCATTGCTGATGCAGTCAAAGGCGTTGATTCATTCGGCAATGAGCTAAACACTCCAGGCAATCAGACAAGTGCCGAGCATATTGTGCAGGGTGTGGCACCAGTACCAAACATCGTCTTTCAATTAGCAGACACATATAAATCCTTAACAGGCCAACCAGCTAGAGGTAAGCTTCGTGATCCTTTGGATGAAACCTTGCGCATGGCAGGCATCACCATACTACACGGCAGCGCTGATCAGTTATCAAAAAGTATCTCAGCCGCCCAGCGTGAATACTCTAACTGGCAATCTTGGACCAAGAAACAACTACAAGATCCAAGGTTATCGGAAGGTGCTAGATCATCACTTCTTGAAGATCTTGAAACAAAGAGAGCTGACCTAACTAATAAAGTAAATGAATTACTTGAAACAAAAACCGACAGCCCTGTTGAACAAATTAATCCACTTACTCAGGTAATTTTGCCTAAGCTAGACACCGCAGCACTACCAACAGTTGACCTAACAAACCTACCAAGCTCTAAGCTAACAGCAGGATCTAAATCAAAAGCTAAGCCAAAGAGTGTCACGCTTAAACTACCAAAAGCTAAAGCGATTAAGTTTAGCAAACCAAAAGAGACTGAGGATTTTGAGCCGTCAGAAATTACCCCACCCAAGCGTAAAGGTGTGAGGTTGGCTAGTCGTAAAGCACCAAGCATGCCACGCATCAAGGTCCCCAAAGTATCTGGCCTGCGGGTGAGCTAACTACCATTCGGTGCAAAACATTCGGCGTATACATCCACCATTTTTTATTGTTGTTTATTTGACAAACTCTAAACAGTGAGGCATACTATATCTATTATTAAATGTACAAATGAAAGGATGCACAAATGTTTTATGCTTCAATAGCAATCACAATGACACTGCTCTATATAGTGTTTGCTTCATCCGCCAGACTTGAAAGAAAACGAAAGACAAAGCTTGTCAGCTTAGGTCGTGATAGTCGTGGCCGTTTCTCTATTATAAAGAAAGCTAGATCAAAGCATTATGTTAAGTGCTTTTATTTAGGCCAAGAACAAAAAGGATTTTATCTATATGACTAAAATTATCATGTATTTATCCGCTGGTTGCTACCATATCGGGCTAACCTATGGCAACAGCACGCACATATTATCAATTACAAAATCAAGAAAGGAAGCCAATAAGAGAATCAAGCAAATAGCCGAGACTCTAGGGCTAAACGCCTATGTATAAAGACTTCAACACTTATCAAGATCCCACTGCTTGGCTAGCAGATGAGGAAGCAAGCAAAGAAGAGTTAAAAGAAATAAGACGAGCCGAGTATCAAGCCCGAAAAGAGCTTGAGACTGAAAGAGAAAACAATAATAAATATCAATTAGCTTTTAACTAAGCTAAAGAAAGTAAAAATATGTACGCAAGATTAGAATTTAGACATTACGATAGTTATACTGGCGGAGGTTGCCTAGTTTATAGAGATGGCTTTTTGCTCAAAGGCTTAACCGCTGGCGGTTGTGGCTATGACAGAGAGGGCAAAGCATTTTCTAATTGGATGATGGCACGGCCTGAGATTGCAGAAGGTATTAAACATCTAACCGCTAATAGTGGAAGCAATGACAAGCCAACTGGTTACTATGGTCTAACTCATTACAACGACAAGACCAATAAGTATCAAAAGAGATCAAGCAAGAATACAAGAAGCTATGTTGATGGTGCTTGTGGGTTTTCAAGTATGAAGACAATCATGCAGGCTCTAGGCTACAAGGTAACTTATGGCGGAGGGAATAAACTATCAAACTTTTATATTATAGAAAGTAAATAACTATGACAAAACAAATTCTAAATGATTGGTATAAGTTAGTAAGACAGGTTAAAAACGGCTATCACATGTCAGACAATGACTACCGAGAGCTGATCAGACTTAACGGCGAAGTCATGGAAGTAGCCCACGACATTCACAATAACAACATGCTACGAATAACAATGCAACAGCCAATTAACAAAGACAATGAACTCTTTTGCCCCTTGTGTGGTGGAGAGCTAGCAGGGGATGGAGAGAATCACATGGAGTGCTTAGATTGTGAGTACACAATCCACGAAGCAGACATCAAGGAAGGAGAGCATGAGAAAAGATAAACAACTAGAGGCCAGAGCTTATATATATCTCTTCTTTCTCTGCCTCATAACATTATTATTTAGTATCAAATAGAAAGGTTTAAACAATGCCAGAATATACATTTTACTTAACTAAAGGCTACCGAAGCCAACATGTCAAAGCAAACAATCTCTATCAAGCCTACTTGATAACCAAAAGAGATCATGACAGTGTTGCTCAAAAGATGTTTGGCAACATCATCCCTAATCATTACCAAGTTGCAAGTGATGGCGATTATTTGATGTCTGGTTGGAAAACAAGCCAAGATAAAAGGTTATTAGCAGAAAGGAAAATACAATGTCAATAGAGTTATTAGTCGAATGGTTTGCAGAAGTATTGTGTGTGTCATTTACTACAAAGTACGGCGAGCCTATGGATGGAGATAAGATTGCTGATCTAGTCAAAAGGTTTGAGGATAAACTTAGAGACTTAAGCGGAGAAGATTAACAAGCGGTAAGAGTGGGCTAAGGTGCTGAGCCTTAGCGAACAAGAGAGCTAGCGTAACAGCTAGCTTTTTTGTTGCAATAACTGGTAAGGTCCTATGGTGTTTCCTTATTGTAGTAGGTCTAGTTGGTAGATAGGGATGGCTTGGCTATTCCCATTGATAAACCAATCCTTTTCATTTCCCCATTGACATCTTGTCTAGTTACCTTTTGTTACCACTACCCCTATTCTCTCATTTTTATATCCCCCCCATTGTCACCACTCGTGGTGACTGGGGGCTGGACAGGAATACCATCGTCAACTTTGGAACTCATATATAGTAAGCCCCTCCGATACGCGTGTAAAAAAATAAATAACATTATGGGATATGATTTACGAAGATGAAATTAAGTGCGAATATATCAAGCTTTTTTAAGCTTGATTATTGCACGACAGTTTAAATAATGCTGGAGTGTTATCAAAGACTTTATCTGATGTCTCTCAGGTCTTTTAAGCTTACTAACTGTCCAAAACTAGTCAGAGCATAGCTGCTAGAGAGGGTGTGCTTTTAGTGCGAAAAGCTAGGGTTTATCGGTCCCCTTCATCACCGCATCTTTTTGCCTAACTCGGTTTGTTTATACTGGCTTCCCGTTATCCAGATGGGTTAGGGACTAATCATCCTCTTGATTGTCCTGGTCCATGATGTCTTCCATGACATCTTTCTTTGAAGCTATTGTAGCATCTTCGTCATCGTCTTTTTCTTGCATTATTCCCGCACCTTTACAGGCTCCTTTGAGCAGCTTCATTTCAATATGGGTTCCGTCACCATAATAGCTCTCGGTGTTTTTACCAATGATTTTTGCCTTAAAGGTAATCATGATGGTGTCGCCGACATTATATTTTTCAATATCGGGTAGGTTCTCGGAGTCAAGATTAAGTGTTGGGTAATGAGGCTTTTTCTCTTCCTCACCACAATCGCAATCTGAACTTGCTAAGCATTCATGATGTTGTTTTGGGGTTACCCCCATGTCGATTAAGTTCATAAAAGTTTACCTTAATTCTAGGATAATTGGTAATGTTTCCTCAACTACTGTACTCATTGTCAATTTGAAGTAATCGGTTTCGGACAATAATTGCTCTAAGGCAGTTCTTGTCAGCACATTCTCATTGATATTTCCAGAGGTATAGATGGCCTCGTCATTCTCGTTCATAATCGAAATGGTCATGGTAGGTGTACCAGTCAGCTGAGGCACGATTGCGGCAATGCTACGCATCACACCGCCACCTTTGCCAATTGGCTCGGAAGTACCAACAGTAGAGCCTCCACCAGTGAGGACTGCTCCAGCGCCATCCCAATCAAGGGTTGTTTCGTCAGTTGATTTAGCAATAGCGTTTCCAGCAGCACCAGCAGTTCTGGCAGTGATAGTTAAGGCGTGAGCAGCCACAGTGCTTGAGCTCACCTGAGTGTTTGCAGGTGTTGCATCAACACCGCCAGCTAGGACCGCACCAGTGAAGCTAAGGGTTACTTCGTCAGTTGTAGAGTCTAAAGCATTTCCTGCAATTCCCGCATCAACTGCGGTAATAGCTAGAACATGGGTAGTGATGTCACCAGCTTCCACTTCCGTACTTGCCACAGTGGCGCTTGAGTAAGTGGTGCCAGATCCAGCATCGCCGTTGATAGCAGCTTTTAAGTTAGCCAGAGAGCCATCGGCATCAGCGCCAATTAAAACTTTATTGGCCACAGAATCTAAACCGCCAGTTAAGAAGCCACCCGTACCATCCCAATCGAGATGTGCACCAGATTCAGCCTTAACAAAGGCGTTACCTCCCACACCAACCTCATGGTAAGAAATGGTGATTGCGTGACTTGCTACGGCAGATGAGGTAATGAGTGTTTGAGCCTCAGTTGGGACCGAGTATTTTTCACCTCTACCAGAGTCACCATTAATGGCAGCTGCTAAGTTTCCAAGAGTAATGTCGGCAGTAGAGCCAATCATAATTTCATTAGCTACATGGGATGAGAAGGCGGTTACAAAAGTGTAGACTTTATCGCCTAAAGTAACAGTGTCCAAAGCAGCAGGGTTTGTTTCGTCACTAGTTAGAATACCAGTGGCAATAGCTTCGGTTAGAGCAGCAACAAATTCGTAGGTTTTAGCACCAAGAACAACTACTTTTCCAGCAGTCACATTAGTGTTGTTTGAAGTGAGATCGGTTGCGGCGGCAACAGAGGCACGGCCAGAGTTGATTAAAGAGGCCAGATTGGTTAAGGTACCATCAGCATCGGCACCAATCTCTACCTCGTAAGCAGCGCCAGTCAAGGTTGTTTTAAAGACATATTCTAGCAAACCAAGTGTCACCTTTTTGTTGTTGGTCACCTGACTGTTGTTGCTAGTGAGCACGCCAGAGGCGGCAATAGAGCTTTCATCAATTAATATGGAGAGTCGTCTAGGTACGATTGGGGTTAGTTTTTGCATACCTTAATGAAATAATTTTATCTACCCTATGTCAATAGCTTGTGGCCTCAAGATCCAGAGTAAGCGTTTTGAGATTCTACTTAGCATCTCGGGCTTTTCGGCTTGCATGTAAATTTTTTGAACAGTTAAATAGTTCGTTTTTTCTTTGATCCTCTCTAGGATACTTTCAAATTCCTCAATTGCCTCAAGGACCACAAGTTTAGGTTTCTTTGAGTCCATGATTTTTATCAAGCTGTCTGTAACTGTCGGGCTTTCCTGGCTTTCTTTAGTCAATTCATAGCCGCCAATCCCAAAGCAACACAAAACATCTATTCTTGAGTGAGCATCGTTTGCTACTTCTTCGTCAGTCATAGCGTGGAAGGTGCTTGTTTTGTTATTTTTTGGCAATCTCTCTTTCAAAATATCGTTGCCAGCATATTGGACCAATTTTGGAAGGTATTTAAGCAGTGGTGCGTGGCCACAATTTAGATCAAACACATGGGTTTCTCTGTATAGCGGATAAATATAGGGAATCGCTGCCGCAACTCTAAAATCTAATTGATTATCTAAAAGATATTCCCAACTCATATTTTTCTCCCTATGTATCTGACTAATTTCTTTTGGGGATCAACTACTAGATCAAAAATTTCATCATACTCGATGATCTCAAACAAGTCTTTAAATGCCTCATTTAAGGTTTTTCTCTTAAAAAAGTATTGATTGTTTGGATTCCAAGCATCTTCTTGCAAAGTAATTTTATCGGTCCAAGCCACAAGAAGAATGTAGCCGCCAGGGTTTAGCACCCGATGGTACTGCTTAAGCGCTACGGGGAGTTCTTTAGTTTTTATGTGATCAATGGTTGATAGATCAAGCACAATGTCAAAAAATTCGTTTGGATAATATAGTTTTCTAATGTCGCCAAGAGCCATTGATTTCTCAAATTCTGGCAAAGCTCTTTTAGCAGCATTGACTCTTTCTTCTTGATATTCAATTCCAAGAACACTACAAGCTCTGAGGTTTCCCATGATTCCACCTTTGATTGGCGTACCTTTTTCTTCGTTATAGAGATCGGTTTTTAAGACAAGCTTAATCCTGTCTTTATGCATATTTATAACCCTTTGGCTCTCGGTCAAGTAAAATTTAAAGATGGCTGGGTAGCTTGTTAGCTTTTCCATAATTTGCTTCTTTCCTCAAAGGTTTTTTTATCAATCTCAAACCTAGCTCTGGCCCACATGTCTGAGTGATCAAGCTGCCTTTTATGGTTTAGCCAGTGCTCGTGCTCGACAATACTTTTAACAGCGTAAGCAAAAACATTTCTTTTTTTGGCGCTAGCGATTAGCTCGGTATCACAAAAATTGTGTTGGTAGCCTGGATAAAAGAGAACGCCCTTAACATCAAGACAGCCAGAGTGCTCTTCAATGTATTTTCTCTCAACCAAAAAGTTGGTGCCGTTTGGATTAAATCTATCATTGACCGAGATTATCTTGTATCCTTTAGCAATGAATTGTTTTGCTTCGTATATCCAGTCTTTTCTAAAAATAATGTCATCAGATCCAGTAAAAATAAATGGCTCTTTAGTGTGTTTTAAAAGATAATTCATGCGGGTGGCGCAGCGGATGTCATCGTTTACATCAAGGACACTGGTTGCGCCATATTTTTTAGCAACGGCCAAGGTATCTTGGTTTTTAGTCATCACATAAACCTGATAATCTTCTCTGGGGGTTGATTCTTCAAGACTTTTAAGTAGCCTCTCGACCTTCTCTGGTCTATCAACTGTTGGGACAAAAATTGCAACTTTTCCAGCAGTCACATCTTTTTCTACTTCAATTGCGTTTTTAATTATCATAGTATGCTTTTTTGGATCTGGGTGAACTGACCTTTGACCATATTCTTCTTTTTTATAAGTTTTTTCGCCTACATGGCCTACCTCAAAAGTTGGATCAATAAAAACATCAATCCCTGCTTTTCTTAAATTAAGCATGAAGGTAACATCCTCAGACAAATCATGCTCTGGAAATGGCATTTCTTTAAGTCCAAAATCTTTTGGATCGCCATAATAAAAGAATGGTGGTTCGAGAGTTTTAAAAACATTCATGTCGATTAGCAAAAACCCTGTACCCGTGCCATCAACTTTAAATGGTTCGTCAAAAGTTGGGATGTCTTCAAGGCTTACATCGCTCATTAAATCGCCATCAATTTTTTTAATGACTGGTCTATTTACTTGCTTTTCTTTTCTGGCAAAACAAAGTCCGCCAACTACGGGAAGGTGCCTATCAACTAAGCAATCAACAGCATCGGCAGGAAAAGTCATGTCGTCATCAATAAACATTAGATGGGTGCAACCTAATTGGACCGCATCAACAACGGCTTTATTTCTGGCTCTATGAATTAAAGTTTCGATGAATTGGTATGATTGCTTATATTTGTGCTTTGCTGCCATCGCTACAAGCGATTGGAGTGTCTTAAAACTTGGGCTTCCAGTCGAGGGCATTGAGACTAAAACATGAGGAGTATTTGACATCTATCATAACTATAACATGCGTGCTATTATTTAGTCAATGCAAGTACCAGGTCTTCAAGAATTTGTCCAAAAATACAATCCAGGTAAGTTGCCAATTAACTGGCACCACAAGCTTTTTTACGACATTTTAGAAAATAAAGTGGTGATGAAAAATAATAAACTCACGATGAATGAGTTTACGCTTGAGGGCAAAGTAGTTGCGCCAGAAACTAAGGGCTCGGTCCCAACAAGAATCAATAAAAACATTCTAGCTCTTGCCCCTCGTTTCCACGCTAAGAGTCAATGTTTTACAATCAATTATCCACTCTGGGAAATTTATCGAAATCCAAACATTCGTATTATGATTGTTTCGGCCAACGAAGAGATTGCGCTTTCTTTCAATCGTGCAATTATGAACCACCTCGAGAACAATCAAAAATTGATTGAGGATTTTGAATACTTGGTTCCACAATTTCAAGACAAAAAGAAGTGGGGTGAAAAAGCCATTATCGTTAAGCGTGAGACTATGGAAAAAGATCCAACTGTTGTGGCGGTTGGTGTTGGTGGCAAAATTATTTCTCGCCGTGCAGACATCATTATCATTGACGATCTGATTGATATGGACTCGGCCAGAACTAAAACCTCGAGAAATAAAACTCGTGAGTGGTTTGAAAATGTTTTAATTCCAATTCTTGAGGATGACGGCAGATTAATCATCGCTGGAACTGCTTGGTATAGGGGCGATATTTACGATACCCTCTGGCAAGAATCAGAATTTGACATCCGCATGAAGCTAAAAGGCTTGATTTACGATGCCCGCTACGAAAGAGATAAACAGGTTCGCTACATTCCCTACAACATTCTTGAGTGGCCATACGCTCAGAAAGCACAAGATATTTTTTCCGAAGATATTCTCAATCGCTACAAACTTTACACGGCGCTCAAGGGTGGTACCCTTTGGCCAGACAAGTGGGATTTTAAAAAGTTGATGGCAAAAAAAAGAGGCGGCAACATGAGCATGTCGTCATTTTTGCGCCAGTATCTTAATGAGCCAACTAGCGAAGAGGAAAAAGTCTTTAAAGATACTTACCTCAAGAAAGCTCTTGATCGTGGTGCTCAAAAATCACTACTCACAAACTACGACAACATGAAGCCAGATTTTAAAAACGGCTTTGGTCATCTGGTGATTGCCATTGGCTTGGACCTTGCAATATCCAAAAAAAGCAGTGCTGATGAATCAGCAATTGCTGTCTGGGGTTTGACCGAAAAAAGAGATCGTGTGCTTTTGTGGATTGATCATGGGCGCTGGTCGCCTGATGAAACGAAACAGCGTGTTTTAGATGCTTACTATAATTTCAAGCCAGTAAAAGTGAGAGTTGAGAGTGTGGCGTTTCAGGACATGATGCGCCAAGAACTTGGACTCGACATTCCTGTTGAGGGTTTTCATACCACATCGGCTAAAAAGTTTAATGAAGAAACTGGTTTAGCCCACATTTCAATGTTGCTTGAGCAAGAGCGTGTGGTTATTCCAGGCTCGAGAGGCAACAAAGATTATTACAATAAAGTTAAGCAGCTTTTAAACGAGATGGGGACCTACTCATACGATCAACACGCTGGCGATATTTTAATGGCCTCTTGGTTTGCTTTAGATGTTCTAAAAGATTTTGACAAAAAGCTAAGAGATAATCGTGGATTTTTTGCAACGACAAGCTTGGTTGAGCAAATGAAACACATCAGAGCAGCGCATCGAGTTGTGCTACTTGGTTATCAGCCGCCAGTTTTTAAATTAGCCTACAATTCCCTGCTTTATGTTTTTAGGGAAGTGAGAATGAAGCAGCCGTTTATTGAAAGTAATGAGCCATTTATGATTATGGCTACCAGACACGACAGATCTGTTGCTTATATTTTCCAAAAAGAAACCAATCAATTAGTTGGTAAGATTGAGGGTGACATATCAAGCATTATGTTTGCAACTCTGCTTGAGAAAGCTGGCAGATTTTTTAACAACGCTCAAATAGTTATTGATAAACATTCTGAGGGCAATGCAATTTTACTTGAGCTTAGCAATCGTAATTATCCAAATTTACTTACCATGCAACCAGGAGATGATAATTTGCCAACCTACGAAGAGGGCTTTGAAATAAGTGATAAAACCCTACCCCTAGCAATTGATTACTTTAAAAATATGGTTGATGGGCTCCACATTGAATTACCAGATGAGCAATTAGTAAAAGAGATGGGCGAGCTAATTAGTGTTGAAGGTAATAAGCTTACAATGTCTTTTGGCGATGGCCAAAGAATTAAGACTGTTGCCACAGCTCTTTGGTTACTAGATAATTACGAGAATATGGAGAAAATGCCAGAGACTAAAAAGAAGAGAAAAAAAAGCTTTGGTCCACACTATCGTGTTTTCAGAAGATAGATTGACAGAGGCACTTAAAAATTATTCAATTAAAATAACTTATGTCTGACAATTTAACACTTTTCCAAAATCGCCTAAGAAGCTCGAGAAACATTTCTGAGCCTAACTGGCAAAGAGGAATGGATAACTATAAACATTACTTGGGCCGCTTAGATGTTGGTGGCATTAGTGAGGAAGATTATCCATATCAATCAAACATGACAGTGCCAATCTCTTACGAGATTGTTGAAACAGTTTTGCCTCGCTACATTGGCCGTGATCCAGAATTTACAACCATTGCTGTTGAACCAGACGATGCGCCGTTTGAACCAACAAGCAAGATGGCAATTGAGATGGCTTATGAAAATCCTAAGCTTGAAATGCTTGGAGAGCCAATTTATTTAAAACTTTACAAGATGGTTAAAGAAGGTTTGATTACTGGAAACTTTGTTGGCAGACCTTTTTGGCGCAGAGAAGCCCGCAAGCGCATTTCTTATTTAGCTAACCTAGAGGAATTGGGAATTAAGGATGATGCAGATATTAAGAAAGTTTTAGGTCTAGCAGAGAAAATTAAAAAAGAGGGCGGCAGAGGACAAGTTAAGTGGAGCAAAAAATTAATTGATACCCCATTCCTAGATGACTTTGATATTCGTCACATTCCATTTTTTCACTTCTTTGGTGATTTAGCTTTCGATATGCCTGGTCGTATGCGCTACAAGATTGAGCGTGAATACATGACCTTTGAAGAATTGTCTGATGAGTCAACCATTTTTGGATACGACAGAGCCATAATGAATGATATTGCCGATTTAGTTAAGGGTGGCAAATCTGGCTTTACCTCAGAAATTGGTAAAGACTTTTTACAAGATTACCAAAATCTGTTTAGCAATGCGGTCCATCCGCTAGCGACTTCAACTGACGACAATAAAATTCCTTTACTCTTAGTTGATAAGATGTGGACTGGCGATAGAGTCGCAGTTTTTGTCAACGAAAAATATAATTTGACTGGCGACAATGGAATCAGAAATCCTTACGATGTGATGGTTGATCCATTTATTTTTGGTGCCGATGTGGTCATGCCTCATAGCTATTTTGCTTGGGGTGAAATTGATGCTATCAGAAAACTTGAAGATGGCATTACTGATGTGCTCAACATGCGCTTTGATAACTTGCTTCAATCCATGCTTAACTACTGGCTCTACAATCCGAAGTTTACTGGAGGCGATCAGTTCGTGCCAGTTCCAAATTCGGTGACAGCCGTTGGCGACATTGATCGTGCAGTTAAAATGGTTAGCGGCAAAGATGTCACTGGCACTGCTTACAAAGAAGCAGAAGAGCTAATTGGCATTGTTCAGCGTGTTACTGGTGTCAATGATTATGTCAAAGGATCTGAGGGTGAAACATTGGCTGGCCGAACTTATGGTGGTCTTAGATTGGTCCAAGAAATGGCAAACGCAAGATTCATTGTTAAGTCAAGATTGTTTGAGAAACTAACTCTTAAGGCTCTTGGTTACTTTATGCTTGAGATGAGCAGACAATTTATCAATAAAGATCGTATCCGCCGTATGGCTGGTGAAATCGAAGCGGTTGATGAAAAAACCTTGAGTGCTGGAGAATTGAAGCAAATTAAAGGCTTCATGGATATTAAAGTGATTCCAAACTCTTCAAGAGTTATTGATGAACAGGCTGAGGCAATGAAGTTAAATGCTGTTGCTGATAGGTTTGTTTCTGGCAAAGGACCATTCCAAAATGTGCCGCCAGAAGTTTATGAGAAGTTTTTATTGCTTTATTTGCAAAAATATGGCATTCACGATGCTTATTATTGGGTTAGAGCGATCAGAGAAAATCGTTTGAAAGCAACTAAGAATCCAGCTCAGCCAGGAGTTCAAGCAGACGGCGCTAGTGCCGCAGCTGATGCTTTGATGGGCGGGGGTGTTACTCAACCAATAGTGCAATCAGATAGAATCTCTAATCAAGTTCCACCTCTTGATCAAATAATGGCTGCTGAGACATCTGCTCCACCAATGGAAGTTCCAGCCTAACACTTGATTTTATTTGAGTTATCTCGTACTATAAATAGTATGGTATGCAGTATTGCTATAATCACCCAACAAGAATCGAAAAAGTCTCAGGAATTAAAAAGTTGTCAGAAGGCAGATGGAAAATATCTGAGTTCTGTCCTATTTGTGAGGGTTTAGAACACAAGGTTTTTGTATGCAAAAAATGTCAATCAAAGAACGACTACTACGCTTCGCCAAATTGCTATCCTTACCAATGCGTGCATTGTCGGGATACTGGAGAGAAAAACGATGGCAAGCAAGTAGAATTTCAAACGAACCAGATCCCACATTGGAGACTAAACATAGACGAAGCGACACCAGAGCAGGTATTGAAGGCCAAGTCAAACGACTTTGGGATGCCCACTATGAGCCGCCAGCAATGGGACAATTATTACAAAAATACACCCTACGAACAAAGAAAGATGCAGAGCTTCAACAAGAAAAAGAAAATCGAAGATCTCGAAACTCTCAAATCGCTTTAGTTTCCAAACACCCAGGATATAAACATCTCGTTTCTCTCTGGTCAGTAGTAGAGGCTGATTCTTTGTACAAGTTAAGACATCCAGAGCGCAAAAATCTTGAAGCAAATGGCGAGGCAGGACTTAGTGATGAATTTTACAGGGGAAAACAAATTGGTAGACTTGAGATGATTGAAGATACTCGTTTAACAGTTATGGCTGCAATTCAAGAGTTGGCGTATGATAGAAAGTTGGAGGCTGAAAAAGCAGCCAGAAAGAAAGAAAATGAGGCCAATCAAGGGAATTACTAGTAGACACAATCCTCTTATCAAAGATACTTGGGGTAGAGCTGAGGCTTTAGGACAAGTTGAGAAGGTAGAAGAAACCCAAGCTTTTCATTTAACTCAAAAAGAAGCTAAAAAATGTCGCTTTGTTTTAACTAACATGGATCTTAGAATGGCTGAGTGCACTGTCCATACAGATGCTTTTACTCACGGCGTTAGGATGCACCCGCCACATCTCTGGGATTTAAGAGAGGGTATTGTTTATCATCGTGAAAATATGAAAGCCCCTTGGGTTAGGTGGAGCCCTTTAGTTCACGACAATACAAAGCGTTTCCAATCTTGACAAAATTATTGTAGTTGTATCATTATATAAATACTTATGCCACAAGATGTTCCACAATTCATGCAAACAATGGTAGATGAAGATGCTGGTACCGATGTACTCGAGCCTCTTCGTAACGACATCCTAACGGATGAGACAGGAGCCGATGAAAAAATTGAAGATAAACCAGTGGAAACTGATAATAACAGTGGAGAATCCAAGCCCACAGATGTAGAAAATGCTGATGGATCTGGAGAAGATAGCAAAAAACAGGAAACTCCAGCTGATGACACAGATAAACAACCAGTTGTACCCCCAGAAGATGATAGTAAAAAAGAAGTTCCCACAGATAATGCTAAGTCTGTTGAAAAAACTGCTGAGCAAATTGAAGCAGTTGCTAGGGGTGAAGGTAACGAAAAATTAAAGCAAGCTGTTGCGATTGCAAACAAATTCCCATTAGTTGATGTGCCAATGCCAAAGGCAAAAGATTATGTTCTTGATGATGGCTCGATTGATTTAGATGCTTATGGCAAGCAATTAATTGGCAACACTGTTATGGCTTTTCAAAAAAGCTTAATTGCTGGTCCACTTTCAGCTGCTTTGTATGGGGTTTTAAATACTGCCATGACAGAAGAGCAAAGCGCTGGCCAACAAGAAAAAGAGGCAACTGAATATGCCTCTGGTATTTACAACAAGCTAGTTGAAAACTTTCCAAGATTAAAAGAAGACAAAGACATTGAAGAGTCTTTTGATTCTTTGCTTCAAGGCGAAAATCTTAAGAGGGCAAAGCTAGCCGAGCAAATGGCTAAAGAGGGTAAAACCTTGCCACGAATGGCTTATGAAGATTATGAAAAACTTTTAATTAAACTTGTCGGAAAACGAGAACAAAACCAAAACAAAGAAGAGCTTGATCCAGTTGAAACAATGAAGGGTGGCGTTGTGATGAATGGTGGAATCCCAGGTACTCAAGATAGTTCTGATCCAGACATTGATGCCATGATGAGAGTTAAGTCAAAAAGTCTTTTCTCTTAAGTTTTCTGTATTTTGGATAACAAAGTCTACACCTTCCCTTACCAATATGAGGGTATCTTGTTGAATGACACTCGATACATTCTGGGTAATGGATGCTCCAATCAAACCTATTTTGATAATATCTCTTTTTCCCCTTCATAATTGTGTCGGCGCAATTAGTACAAACATCTAAAACAATCCCGTCAAAAGAAATAACCATCTCTCTTGGTTGGCCACAAACCTCACAAAAATATCTTTTCATTGTGTAGTAAACATATCTTTTGCCAACTGGTGATTCGTAATAATTTTTTAAAACTTCTGAAACTCTTTGGCGAGTGACATGTAACTTTCTACCTATTTCCGATGGTGTTTTGCCGAACTCAGCCATTAAAATCATTGTCTTTGTTTTTTTGGTCATACTATCACTAGACAACAAACCTTGACATTTGTCAATGTTGAGGCCATTGCCTTGCCTGGTGTCTAATAAAAGCCAGTATTAACTGTCCTATTTAAAGAAAGGATACCTTTATGTCATTAGTAAGTGGAGCACGAGGAACCAACAGCGTTGGTACTGGTGTTCGCAAATACGACCATTCTGATAAGCTTTTTCTGATTGATCCAGATTATGCTATCTTGGCGTTTTTTGCTAGAAAATTAAATAAAAAGGGCGTTATTGATCCAGAATTTAGATGGTTCGATAAAGCACAGCCTTCCAAATTTGATGCTGTCAACTATTCTACTGGTTACACCGCTGGTGATACCAATGTGATTGTTGATGATGGTACCAAATTTAGAGCTGGTGATGTCTTAATGAATGTAACCTCTGGTGAGCATTTGCGTGTGACTGTTGTCACCACAAATACTTTAACTGTTTCCCGTGGTTATGGTTCAACTTCCGCTACTACAATTGCTGACGATGCCGTTTTGGTCATCTTAGGTAATTCCAACGCAGAAGGTGCAAGCAAGAGAACTGCTTTGTCCAGTCAAAAAACCAAGAGAACTAACTACACTCAAATTTTGCGTGAGCCATTTGATGTAACTGGAACTCTTGATTCCACCGAAGAATATGGTGAGGCTGACGACATGGCCCAATTAAGAAAAGAACATCTTCAAATTCACATGAAAGATATTGAGAGATCATTTATCTTTGGTGAAGCTAAAGAAGACTTAACTGGCGCTCAACCAATCAGAACGACTGGTGGTTTGAGAAGTTTCTTGTCAACCAATGTCACCAATGCTTCTGGCACTTTAACCGAAGCTGAATTTGAAGGTTGGGTTGAAGACATCTTTGCTGCTGGCGGAGATAAGAAAATGGGCTTCTTGAGTCCTCTTATCGCTAGCGGTGTCAACTCTTGGGCCAAATCTGCTTTGCAGATGTTCCCTAAAGACAAGACATACGGCATTGCTGTCACCAAATACCTCTCTATTCATGGTGAGCTGGATTTCGTAGTCGAGAAGATGTTCTCTGAGAACACAACCTTCAATGGCTATGGCTTCGCAGTTGACATGGAGTTGGTCGGTTACCGCTACCTGAATGGTAATGGAAAGAGCCGTGACACCAAGCTTCGCAAGAGTATCCAAGCCCCTGATGCTGACGAGATCGTTGATGAATACTTGTCAGAGCTAGGCTTCTGGTTAGCTCTTGAGAACAGACATGGTTACCTCTACGGGGTGACTAGTTACTCAGCCTAAATCACATAATGTAACCTCAAGGGGATGTCTAAACAACATCCCCTTTTTGGTTCTATTGACAAATGTGTTTTAGTTATGCAATACTATAAACAACAAAGGAGAACAATTATGGCAAAAAAAGGCAGTAAAAAAACAGCTGATAAGGTTCCACAAACCCCCAACGATGTAAAACCAGAGGTAGTCTCTGATATGGCAAAAAAAGGCAGTAAAAAAACAGCTGATAAGGTTCCACAAACCCCCAACGATGTAAAACCAGAGGTAGTCTCTGATGAAGTTGAAACCAAAATTGTGAATCCAGTTTATCAAAAATTTTTAAACACCCTCTCTTCTTCTGAGGCAAGTGTTGTTTCTGAGCAACCATTAAAAGGTATCCCAAGCTTTAGAAAGTTCCTAGAGAACTTAAGCGATGAGGAATTATACGAATTGGTAAAATAACTATGGCAGAATTTATCTCTAAATTCAAAAAATATCGTATCTGGTTAAAACCAGCTCGAACCATGCATGATGGCTTTGGTGGTCGCCATCGTGAAGATGGCTTGTGTGCCAAGTTTGAGGATGGCAGATTTAGTACCCAAGATCAAGAAATGATTGCGCTACTTAAAAAAGCCCCAAGATATGGTCTAGATTTTAGATCAATTGACCAAGAAAAAGTTGAAGAGCTATCTGATTCAGCAAAGGCAATTCAAGAAGCAGATAAAGAAGCTCTTGAAACTGTCACTAATTCTTGCCCTGTTTGTTCTTACAAAGCTCAAAGCTTAGCTGGTTTGAAGGCCCACATGAGAGCTAAACACAAGAACGTTGATCAAAACTAAGGGTAGTTGCATTTTCTTTCTAAAAATTATCTAATGGGTTTATGATTACTACGCCCAATGATTTTCTACAAGAATTAAGCGATCTTCTTAACGAAAGTACTCTTGATACTAGTACCAAAAGGGTGCGCTATTTTAATCGTGCTGCTAGGCGTGTAAAAAGAGTTAAAAAATGGAGCTGGAATAAGATTGGTGGCCAATTAACTCTAGTTGCTGCAACCCAAACCTACGATCTAACTTCTGAATTTACTAACTTCAATCCTCAATGGGGGATTTTTGAGGTTTACTTGGCTGGTGAAAAGATGACACCAATCGACTATGACCGAAGACTCAACACTACTGGCGACAGATTTTATTTAAAACCAGATGGAAAAACCATTGGTTTTACCGCAACCATTGTTGGTGATGAGGATATTGTTGTTTGGTATGTTCCAAAACACACCAATGCTTCTGCTTACAACACTACTCTTGATGTTTCGATCCCAGAAGATATGCTTGGGCCAATTACTCTCTTGATGAAGTCCTATGTGCACGGCGGCAAACGCCAGAGAGCTGACGAAAGAAATGCTTTGCTTCAATATAAAGAGGAAATTGACGAAGTGGTGCTTCAAGATGCTCAGCACAAAATTAAAGACTTACCTCAAAATGTACCAACAATTCTGACTTACAGGGGTGTCAGGCGCACATACAATTACTAACTTGCGTTTTCTTTCCAAAAATTATTCAATGAAGTCATGCAGAATAGTGGCGGACAAGGATTTTACTCTCAACTCTCAGGACAAGATCCAAGACTTAGATCTTGGAAGTATGACGGCTGGCGTTATGGCGAGAACTCATTTGCTGAGGATAATGAGATTAAAGACCAAGAATTTTACGATGGCGAAAATATCGAGTTAGTTGGTAAATCTTCTGTTCGTATGCCAAGGCGTGGTAGCAGACAATTTAGTGAAGTTGTTGGTGCTACAAAATTTAATGGCTGGGGAGTTTATAAAGATCCAATCAGCAGCACCAATATCATGCTGACCATGTATGACGGCAGAATGTATAAGGTTAGCGCTAGTGGCACAGTTACCGAAATTGATAATACAAAAACTTGGGACACCACCGCCAAAATGCGTGGTATTTTGCTTCGTGGTTATTTTTACTTTGGCAATGCAATTGACTACATGGCTAAAACAGATGGTGATGCTGTCACCCGCTGGGATGCTGTCACCGCCGCAACGCTTAATAGTGTTACTCTAACTGGATCTGGGGCCACTGATATTTATGAATATGGCATTACTGTCACAACTGATGTTGGTGAGACTGAAATTTCAAACACAATTCAAGAATATGGTCCAGGCACCCTAGATGCTACAAACTATTTTAGTGTGGTTTTTGACAGAAAAACCGATGCTAATGTTCTTGGCTACAACATTTATCGTGCCATTAATGGCGGCACAATGACTCTACTTTCATTCCTAGATCAACAATCAGCTGGCGCAACCATGACTTATGTTGATAATGGCGCTGAGGTACAGTCGCTTATCTACGAAGCACCTACTTTCAACACCACTGGCGGCGTTAAGGGCAACATTTACGCTAAATACGCCAACTCACTCTTTATTGCTGGCAACCTACAAGAACCAGATACAGTTTTCTATGGTGGAACTGGTAGCAATTGGGAAAGCTTTAGTCCCTCACACAATGGTGGATGGGTGAAGCCTGGTCGTGGTGATGGTGAGCGAGTAACCGCCATGATTGGTTTTGAAGACTTTTTGTTTATTTTCAAGGAAAACTCTATCTGGAAGTTTGTTTTTGGCAGCGATGGTGGTCCAACACTAACTGCCGTTATCCCTCAATATGGCACCTCTTCACCAGATACAGTCTGGAGAATGGAAAAGGACATTTTGTTCTTAGGTTCTGATGGCCAATTTAGAATTATCGGTTATGAGCCAAACCAACTAAATGTGGTCAGAGTTACTAGCATTTCAAATAGAATACAAAATAAGCTTGATTCACTCGATAAATCAGATATGGACAGTTTATTTAGTGCTTTCTATGACCAAAAATTTATTCTCTGCAACGGCGACATTGCTTACCCTTATGATCGCAGATATACTGCCTTTTTAGGAAAGTGGACAAATCAATCTTACAAGAGGTTTTTAGTTTGGGATCAAGATACTGGCCAACAAAAGCTTTTTGGCGCTATGGATGATGGCCGTATTATGCAGCTCTTGGTTGACAATACCTACGATGATGATGGCACTTCAATTAGATCGTCATTAAGAGTTAAGCGTGTTGATGGCGGCGAAGACACCATTTTAAAATACTACTACTCTACAAAAACCAAACTCAAGAACCCTAGAGGTGCTTTGAAGTTCTACACCTACAAAGATGGCTCAACGCTTGTTGATGAGCCAAATGTCACTTTCAATGTGGGCGGCGGTATTGACGAATACATGTTTGATGAGGCTATGTTCGATGAAGGCGTTGGAATTGACTCGGTGCCAGATGCTTTGAGTATTCTTAAAAAGAATCTTGAATTTGAAGCCTACTCTATTTATCATCAAATTGTTGTTCAAGGCAATCAATTTAATCACTGCATTATTCAAACCATGTCTGGTTTATTTGAGTACGAGGATGTTGACCACGAAAGGGATGAATTAATCATCTAGCATTGACACTAGAGTGTAAAAATTATTCAATTGAATTATGGCAAACCGAAAACTCTTACCACAATCTGAACCAAGACTAAGCGGAACTCTATCGGTTCTTCTGACTGATTCAGCCACCACGGCCACTTTTTCTAATCCACCAGATGCAGCTGAGCTACCAACTTACTTTATGATCGAGCCAGATAGTGACGATAATAGAGAAAAAGTTAGAGCAGTTGATGTTTCTGGTAGCGTTGTCACTATTGAGCGTGGCGTTGATAATGGCGGCGTTGGTGTAGAGCACCAGGCTAACTCTACTTACAAACAAACTTTTACGGCCCAACATTGGGACAAGGTTGTTGAAGCCCTTGAAAATGGATGGCTTTCTGAGGATGCTGGCTTAACCATTACCAAAGTTGATGCTGATACCTTAAGAATTGCTGGATATGACCGCACCGCTTATTATCCTGTTGGTAGAGTTTTACTTATCAATGGGACTGTAAAATGTAAAGTTGTGGCTGCTGCTTATGGCGGTGGAAACACGGACATTGATATTTCTGGCGGTACAGTTCCAACAACCATTACCTCTTTAAAACTTTTAATTGGTCCAGTTGAAAATCCACTAGTTGGTGTCAACGAAATTCCAAGATATGGAGAAGATGCGGAAGCTAGCGACACTTATGTTATAACCCTGGATCCAGCGCCAAGTGCTTACTTCAATGGCATGGTGGTTAATTTTAAGGCAAACACCGCAAACACTGGTCCGTGTACTCTTAATGTGAATGGCCTTGGAGCTAAAGACATCAAAACCCCAGAAGGAGCTGATCCAGAAAGCGCTCAAATTCCAGCGGGCTCGATTGTTATTCTTGTTTATGATGGAACCAACTTTATTCTTCAATCAATTGGTGGATTAACCCCAAAAAGTTATGTGGATTTAAGAAATAATTCTCCAGATGGATTTTTAATCAATGGTAAGATTGTACCTTCGGTAGCTTCAAACAACCTTACAGTCGCAATTAAAGGCATGGATGGCAACGATCCGAGTGCTTCAAATCCAGTTTATGTGAGAATTGGAGATACAATTAGATCAATTACAAGTGCTTTGTCGGTTTCCCTTAATGCTGGTACTAATTGGTTTGGTTCTGGAACAAGTGATTTTGCTGCAATTGAAAGAGATTATTTTGTTTATTTAGGTTATAACACCACAGACGGAGTCGTTATTGGAGTTTGTTTGAGTCCAAATGTTGGGATTTATTCTCAATTTAGTACAACCCCCACATCTGGAGATTATGGAGCAATTTCAACAACTACCAATGCTGCTGCTGGAGACAATTATGTAAATATCGGAAGATTTGCAGCCACTTTAAGCACTGGAGCAGGTTATACTTGGACAGTTCCTACTTTTACAAACATCAATTTGATTCAACGACAATGTTTTACATCAAGATGGCTTTCTTGGGCTCCAGCCATTTCTTATGGTGGTGGATCTGTCAATCCAACATCTTTAACAGTTGACGAAGCACAATATCAAATAAATGAAAGAACTGTTTCATTCAATATAAAAGCTTCTGTTGTAAAGGGAAGTAGTAATAGACAATATATTTCTTTTTCTCCACCAAGGACTATTTCTCATATAACTATTTCAGCTTCATTTGGTGGAGAAACATTAGTTCAGGCAAATTTTTTACCAAGAGCTTGTTATACAGAAAATACAAACAAACTAACTATTTATCTTGGAGCTGTAATTGCTAGAGATGGATTTTGTTCAATAGGAGGAAGTTTTAGACACTAATTTTTATATTATGCCAAAACAAATAACAACAGAAAAAATTTACAAAAGACTCATCAAAATTGAGTTAAAGTCTGACACTTTAATTCAAGACAACATCAAAATTGTGAGAAGGTTTTCTAATGCTGTTTATTTTTTGATTCTTTTAATGATTGTAAATATATTATTACATATATATTTAATGATCTAAAACTATGAGTCAAGATTCGCCAACACTACGAGATATTTATAACGCAGTTAATAGCCTTGATGCTAAGTGGGATAAGCGTATGGAAAAAACCGAGACTAAGGTAGAAAAGCTAGAATCCAATCAGGATAAAGCTTTTGGTATTTTAGCTGTTTTTAGTGTTTTCTCTGGCTTTATCTCTAAGTTTGTCTGGGAAAAGATAACTGGTGTTAAATAGTGGAATTTCTATTTAGAATGTGTTATAACTTAAATAGGAGGTAAATATGAACCACACAATTTTTTCTCAAAGAGATGCTAAATGGCGCAATAAAAAGCTTGGTAATTCCAATTACACAATTGGAAGTCATGGCTGTACTATTACAGCCCTAACCATGTGGATCAATAGAGTTATTGGTTTAAATTTAACCCCAGACCAAGTGAATGATCGAATGAAATTTGTTGGTGGTTTTAGTGGTGCTTTAATTTTATGGAAAATGATTGATAGAGCTTTTATTAATGCTCATTTTGTTTGGAGAAATTATAACTATTGGAACCCAACTGTTGCTTGGTATGTCTATGTTCGCAAGCTTCCAGTCTTAGTTGAAGTTAATGGGGCCAAGATTGGCGCTCCAAAGCATTGGGTGCTTTACATTGGATATGGAAAAGCTG